TGCATGTGCTGCCTTTGTTGGTCCTACATCCCACGAGATTTTAGATGTTCTTTGATTTTCTTTGGGAATGAGATGTTTGAGGATTGGCATTTCCCTGACAAGTCTGTGGCAAAAGGTTGAAAAATCGTCGGCTCGGTTCTTCGACGCGCTGACCACAAGAATTTTTTTGTTAGGATCCATAAGAAGATTCCACAGTACAAATGCAGAAGTAATCCAAGACTTCCCCACACCCCTAAAGGCTTGTACCATTCGACGGCGAGGACCATGCTGAATATAATCAGCAATGTCGTACTGAACAGGAGTAGGGTCCGGTAGACCGAGATGCTTCCAAGTAATGTAGAGAAAATTTCGGAAGTCTTTAAATTCTTCGGGGACATGTTCCATTTACATTTCTTTTGTAATGTCCCAAGTGTTCTTGGATACATTACAATAAAGGAAAACGAGGTAGTTAATTAGATCCAAGATACTATCGTGGAAGGTTTCGTTACCAACCAAACCTCCCTCGGTATTTACATGAGTCACTAGCCTGCCAAACTTGTCAGCAATTCTAGCTAGGATTCCTGTGTCTGTAGAGCAAATCTCTAGGTGCTGTACACGATTAAAGTTTGTGAATACATCACCAGATCCAGAGTAGTTACGGATCTTCTCCTTCAAGAGAGAGTGGGCCTCTTCACAGATTTTAGTATGTGCTTGTAAGAACTCTTCTTTGTTCATTTGTATGTCCAATAATAAATACAAGTAACTATACTGGAAACATAACTACCATATTCTGAATCTACATTTACATGTTCAATGGCATGTGGACAATTTAGTCTATTCACACCTCCATATACATAACGCATATGAGTTGATTCCACTCCATTTCCTGTAAACTCTGCTAAAACATCTGCATCTGCATTTCTAGGAACAGAAAATTCACAATACCTATATCGGTTTCTATAAGTTCCTGAATCTCCTCCAAAATCTAAAACTCCATCAAAAGGTCCAGGGGCTCCTACTACAGAGATACCAAAGTTCTCTGAACAAGCATTTTGTGTTAGTTCAGTGTCTCCAATTGTAATAGTAAATTTACTCTTGATCCAAGGACCATCAGGTGAGTTATTACAAGCAATAGGATTCTCACAATCACAAGTATAATCTAATTCTAGTCCTATACAATTCCAATAAAAAGGATAATTATCTAAGACTTCAATTCCGTGGAAGAGTCTTTTATTGTTTTGAACAAAAAATTCAACTCCTCTAAGGACTCTAGTACCTCCTTGAGTATCAAACCTATTGAAGTATACTGAAGAAGAAGATCCATGTTGAGGAACAAATATTTCTTCAGTCTCTACCTGCTGTACTTCCGTAAAGTATCTATCTCGTTTAGTAGCCAGGGGCTTACAAAATGAAACGAGTACAATAATGACCGCGCAAATCGATGAAATCTTAACCATGAAACTCTCCTTCTACCATGCTCTAGGGTAATGTAAACAAGCCAAATCTTCTAGGTCAAAGAGGGCCTTGCCTCTCTCTTCATACTTATAGATATGTTCTCCACGAAAGTACATCTTAATATCATTCGAGAAGTTCACAACACATATTATTCTATAATACGAGTCCTTCGGATCTTCCGCAGGAAGATACTCTAAGCAAAATCTCTGGCTGTCTATTCTGTAGGTGTCCATAGCTTAGGTTCGTTGTTAGTGTAGTCCCGAATGCGGCGATGCCTGACAATAAAGGGCATCAGGACTGCGTTATCTTCACTAAGGATGTACTTGGGAAAGGCAGGATCCTTCACGGCGTCCTCAATCTTCATGAACGATAGTCGCTCAAATTCTTCGCTCTCCGTTCCATAAATCCACTGATTCGGCAGAGGAATGAGCGTCACGATAACGGGCATCATTTTACGGCCCATCTCTTTAAGAATAGTTGCCCGATGCCGTCCTTGGTATTTCATAGGTCGCCATACTCTTTCGAGAGGGTTATTATTAAGTGCGGGGTCCGGTTTATTAAGAAGATACATTCGGGGAGCGTTATGTAATGGTGAACCATACTCAATTAAAGACTTTCGGAGACGCGCCAATGTTACTGAATCTCCTTTCCAAGGCGAGCCTGACCGAGGAGTTGTAGCTATAGATAGTATTTCGTCGGGCGTAAACCATAGATATGTGCCATGCAACAACTCCCCAGGATCTTTGAGTATACCTTGGACTATATTCTTACCCCAATGGGCAGGGTCAGGCTCTATTCTGTAGGTGTCCATAGCTTAGGTTCGTTGTTAGTGTAGTCCCACTCTCCAGGGTGGAGGATACGGGATACCCGCGCTGTAATCAACGCATCATTCTCAGTTAAATGTGCCTTTTGGTATGCATCTACAATAGTTAACCACGATACCCCATTGGTGTCAAGGATTTTATCGGATTTTTTGTCCCCAATCCCAGGAATGCCACTGTACCCATCGATACGGTCGCCCATTAGGATCTGCTTAAACCACTTGTATTGAGCCTCCTCTGGGGAGACATCAAAGATGCCTAGTTCAGGCTTACGCGGAATGTAATGCAATCCTGGGACTGTCAGCAAATCCTTATCGTCAGATACAATGACATTATCAGGGCCAGAGAGTAGGCCCATGATATCATCAGCCTCCAGCCTACTCACTAAAATACTTGGGTATCTGTGCTGGAAGCAACTCTTTACTTCGATATCAACTTGTGGTCTGCGTACATTTTCTCTATTCTTTTTGTAGGAGCTAAGGATATCGTGCCGGAAATTCGTGTTGCTAGACCAGCAAAGTATAAAGCGATCTGTTTTGAGATGAGAGAGAGTGCTAGAAAGAATCCGATGAAACATATCAGCAACATCAGCAGACTCCGCAGTACGAATCTTTTGATCATCAAATGTAAATTCACTTTCACAGCTAAATGCTGCACGATGGTATGCAATGTCTGCATCAATCAGGGCTAGTTTATTAGTGTACATCATACCATGTCATTCCTTGTTTACTTTCTCCATTCATGGGACAGCGTAACTTAAAGTCTCTTGTTGTTTTAACAAAGCTACCAACAATGCCACGCTTAATTGTAGGTGCCATTTCTTTTGTAGTTTCAATCAATACTTCATCATGAATAAAACCAACCAACCTAGTTCCTGCAAGCCACCAACCCATTCTTACTGATACATCGTGGAAGTTTACAGCAGCTTGTTTTGATACGCAACTCCCTGCTGCTTGAATGAGAAGATTCACACTACTATGTATGGATCTAGGTATTAGTTTCCTACCATCTAAGCCTAGCAAGTAACCTCTCGTATTAGCAGCGCGTTTGATGCTATTAATAAGGCTCTGCATTGCAGGGCGTTCTTCAAACAAAGTCTCAGTAAGTTCTCTAGCTTCTGCCTGCTTAATACCGAGCATGCTGGCAATCTTTTTATAAGAAGCACCATAGATCAATGCAAAGAATGTATTCTTTGCCGTTTGTCTATCGCATTTCATTAGGTCAGCATTAAACTGGTGGATATCTCCAGAAACAACTTCACTAGCGAACTCATTGTTATCAAACTTTGACATATAATGGGCGAAACAACGAACCTCAAGGCTACTAGCATCAGCACCAATAAGGCACATATCAGGAGAAGCTGTAAATAGTTGTCTACATTCCTTCCCATATGGTAGCCTAGCACTTGGAACCTGCTGGAGATTTGGGCGTACACATGATGTCCTTCCTGAGACTGTGCCTATTGTGTTCAAGTGGGGATGAATGCGGTTCCCTCTTACAAGTTTAAGCCATGCTTCTTTACCTTCGGCCAGCATGCCCATCATTTTAGAGAGACGGTACAGAGATGCAAGCTCTTTTGTCCCTTTAATTCCTCGGATACTTTTCAAAGTACCCTCATCTACTTTGGGCTTTCCTGTAACTGTCGTATGCTTTGGCTTCCAGCCTTGTGATATTAAGTAGGCAGCTACTTGCTGTCTGGACAGAGGATTAAACGGGGTAATCCTTACCTTGTTTGGTCCCCGAGTAAGGTACTTTCTTATTGGTATTGGAGCATCACCTTTCTTTGCATACTGTACTTCTGTCTCTGTATCTAACCAGTATTTAGGTGTTCGTAGCTCCTCTATTTTTGGTGGTACAAGAGATTCAACAACCTCTAGAAGCTTACCTTTCTCTTTTAATAGCTCAGAGTACAGACCCAAGGCCGCGTCAATATCAAAATGAATACCATGCATCTACATTTCACTAGCAAGTTCAGCAAATCCCATCTCTAATTCTGCTGCACGGGCTGATATACCAGTCTCACGAAGCATTAGATATAACTTGTTAGTGACACGGACATCTTGATTACAATACTCACCCATTTCTGGCGAGTATGTCTCAAACTCTGTCATTTCTCCTTTATGCATGTTTAGTCTGTATCCAAAAGAGCGGAGGCTATATCGTCCCCAATATTTTTTAGGTAAATTATTTAGGCTAGAATCTTTATTAAAGATGTCGGGCCACACAATCTTAGCCAGTGTCAGCGTATCGTAAAGGATTACCTTCTCAGCAAAATGAAAATCATGTAAACGATCAAGCAAAGGAAGATCGTATAGAATAATGTTGTGTCCAATTAAGGTATCTCCTTGTTTCAGAATGGTTATGGCTTTGTCAATGTCAGTGTAACACACCGGCTCTAGCCCATTAAGGCTAATGGAAATGCAATGGATCTTTGTTGCGTCATGCAAATATCCATCTGCTTCAATGTCAAAGGTTATATCCTTTGGATGCTCCATGATTGATAACGGATCTGTTTCGTAATCTCGTTTAATCACGCCATGTCCTCAAATTCGTTATCAGTATCGGGCTCATCATCATGG